ACGATGGAAGTTGAAACTGACTGCGTGTTGTTCCGGCTGTTGCTGCTGCTACTGCTACTGCTGCTGCTGCTATGTGCGTCTGCTCCTATGCCGACGGCACTACCTCCATTGGCTGCTTGTTTTATTCGATGATTTCGAATTTGGGTTATTTCAAGATACGACAACGCTGATTTAGGATTATTTATTTTTGGTATTTCAGGTTGTGCTTCCATTTTTATAAAATTGCTTATCGTAGTTCTATCTTTGTTTTTATGTCGTTTCATTATAAGCAACGCAAACGATGCTCAAACTCGATGCGAAAGTGTGGGGACCGCATTACTGGTTCTTCTTGATGACAGTGGCGGTGAATTATCCAGATCGTGTAAATGATGTGACGCGTAAAAAATACTACGATTTCATTCAAAACTTTTCGATGTTTATACCTGATCCAGAAATGTCGGCCGAGTTTGAACGAATGCTTGACAAATATCCGGTCACACCATATTTAGACACTCGCGATTCATTTATTCGTTGGGTTCATTTCATCCATAATCGATATAATGTTCTATTGATGAAAGATGAGGTCTCTTTACACGATGCTCTCGAGAGATATTATTTACATTATCGCCCGAAGTCTGTCCAAATTTTAGAAGAATTGAAGTATCGAGAGAAACTCGTGTATTTGTTACTATTGGCTGGATTAGGGTATGCGGCGTATTATTATCATAATCGATAGCGAAATATTCGAGACTATATATAACTTACTAACCAAGTTCGAAACGTTCTGATAAATGGTAAAAACCGAATACATCGTATTTATTATTACGGCAGTTCTGATTATAAACACATATTATGACGGCCAACCGTTAAAGTTCTTCCAAGGCAAACAAAAGTGGATTAAGATGGCGACATTCGGGTTCATCGGTCTATCTCTCTTCATGTTTCTACGTCGCAATCCGGAAAACTCTAGGCAACTATTATTTCATGCGAATGACATTATTAAGTATATGCCGATAAGTAAAGGAACCGCGGATATGATAACACCGTTTTTTGATATGACTAGGGTTCCGCCCCCCCACGACGGTGGATCGATGGGCGGGGCGATGGGCGGGGCGATGGGCGGGGCGATGGGCGGGGCGATGGGTACAAAAACCGCGCAACCCATCGCACGGCCGTCGTGGGGGGGCGGAACCCCCAGCGGAACCCCCAGCGGAACCCCCGCTGAACGTCGTATTCTTAACTCGGGTAAAAACTCTAGCAAGCGTAGTGTAAGCGAAACAAAGAAAAAATATGTTGCCGCACAACAGGGATGGAAATGCGGTGATTGTCAGCGGCAACTTCCTGCTTGGTTTGAAGTAGATCATGTTATTGCTTTAGAACACGGTGGGTCAAACCATGTAGATAATTTAGTCGCATTATGTAGAGACTGTCACGGAAAAAAGACGGCAATGTCGTTTTTATGATATCGTAGAGACTGTTACATTTTTATATCTTATAATAATAACTGGGTGTTGTTAATATACGATATATAGCATATAAAAAGTAAGTAGTAAATGTCAGATGATACAAAAGCCGCAGGAGTAGAAGGAGCAGCAGCAGGAGCAGGAGCAGGAGTAGAAGGAGTAGCAGCAGGAGTAGAAGGAGTAGCAGCAGTAGCAGCAGCAGCGACAGCAGCGACACTATCAATAAATCCAATAGATAACGAAAAAGGTAAAGCTGAATCCAGTGCGATTGAAACAATTCAGAAAGCATTACACATTAAACAACTAATGTATTATCTTCCAATTATAGTGCTTGTGTTAATCATACTTATTAGTATGGTTTCATCTGACTTACTTGTAAATAATTGGCATGTTTTCGCAACACTTGTCATCGCATTTATATTTGTAACCTTTTTTCATTATATTACTCCAACCACATTTTTTAAGCTTGAAAACAGCAACGCAGCACCACCCACATTCCTACCCAAAATAGCCGAAGCTATTAATTTTAATAGTATAAATAAGATATACTATCTTCTGGCGGTATTCATATTCTTTTTTGGTATCGCATTAGGTTTTGCTAGTATTGATGTTTCGGGAAGAGGCACTAATTATGACCCATCATCTGGTCTGATAACTGTAGGTTCATTAATGCTAGGTGCTGGAATTTTATATTTGTTAATGATTGCGTTCAAATTCATTCCGAGATTGAAAGATTTATCTATAATTCAAAAAATACCGCTTTCGAAATTACCGCTATTTATATTACTAATTATTATTGGTATTCCAATTGTTGTCCGCGGTAATGAAATAAAGAATGATTTAGATACGAAATTAAAGGATGATCAACTCGCAAGTGATGAATATCAAAAAGGTATAGCGAACACAAGTGCGGATGCGATGTTGGGTGTTGGTTTATTTTTTCAAATCGTGATATTTATAGCGATCGGTTATTGCCTATGGAGCGTGACAAGCACTACAAAGTTGGATATGAAGGTTGTAATTGCGATAAGTGGATTGATTTTATCCGCGATTATTATGCCTGGTAGTTTATTTTTATTCAAAAGTCAAGGAGGTCCCGGATTCGAGAAAACAGAAGAAGAAAAAGCCAAAGGCGGCACATATGAGGATAAGGCATTATTGGTTCATGGTATTATTTACATAATTACTGGAGTTCTACTTTTTATAGTTTTGTTTGGACAAACCGAACGGTTAAAAGTATTCAAGGGTCTTTTTTATGTGTTGCCAGTTATTTTAATTATTTTTATAATTATTTCTTTGGTTTTTCTCAGTATACAAGCAAGTGAAACGACGGATATTAATGTAGTGAAAGACGACAAAGATAGCGTTTATTATCAACAGTTGAGGGCCGAAGCCATAAAGGAAGCACAGCAAAAAAACCCAAATGGGTTTGATACGAATGAAGATTTCGAAGGTGCTGTAGATAATGTTATGACAGAACGACTTCAAAAATTAGATGAAAAAATGAAAAACCCCGTTATAACCGTTGCGACTCTATCTTCGTTTATTTCATTTATTATCATTGGATTTTTCCTTGGTTTTCATTTCTACCGGAAAAAGACAATTGAATCTACCGAACTCTCAGTTGATGTCAAAAAAAAAATTAAAGAGGATAAAATGCTGTCGAGTGATTGGGATAAAATAGTTACAGATATTGATAATCAAAAAATATCAAAACTTTCAAAACTGAATATAGTTTTTGCGAAAGGATTTGATTATGTTCCATTTTTATCTGTTATTTTGCTTGTATTGTGGGTGAGTACTCTTTTTACAAGTGTGACGACTTCGCCAAAAACAAGTGACTGGATTTCAAAAAATTTCACTGGTGATATGTTTCCACGTGTAAAAGAACTCATCGACACCTTTTTTATTGTTATAATTGTCGGTCTTTTATTGTGTGCGATATTGTTGTTCCCAATCGTAAAAGAAATGAATGTTGGCGGTCTTGATTCTATACTGAAATTCGCGGAATCGGTTCAGGTGTGGCAGTTCAATAAAAATAACGCTAATCCAATTAAAGGCGGTTGGACCGGCGTTTTAATATTTATCGTCATATTTGTTATTGGACTATCGTGGTGGTGGGATTATCTGCGTCGAAAAAACCAAGAGAAAGAAAAACAACCTGACACAAAATTTCCGATCGTTCCTGAAAATTGGGGATGGGCGATCGCACTTGTTGTTCTTCTAGCAGTTTGCGCGATCCCAACTGGATATCATATATGGGGTGGTATTCACACGGATTTTGGAAAGGAAAGTATCCCTAAACAAATAGTGCGTGGATTACTTACCACGATATACCTTATTCCGTGGATAATTGTTCTGTTATTCAGAATAGGTATTTATAGTATTGGTTCTCTGACAGGTATTCAGGCAATTGTCAATAAACGCGATGAAGAAATCAACAAATTAAAATTCTGGGAATGGAATGCTGGAGATATCGACCTTCGTATGTTTCCCACCAATGATAATCGGCCGACACCAGCAAGTGTTACATCGGTTCTTGGTGGTGCTGATGTTGCGGACGAGTCTTCGACTTCACCCCCTTCCACTCCCCCTTCCACTGGAATCAGTGAAACTAAAGTAAGCGCAGTCGGCAAGCTTATCAAAGTAATACTACTCATCATTTCATTTGTAATTCTTATTCTTACTGTCATCTATTATGTATATAAGATTGATGCCGATTTTATCAATAAAGGTGCTGAATCGGATGCTGTCGCGTCTGGCGGTATC